GGATCTGTCGCAGGATCGTCTGGACTTGGTGTACTTAAAATCTGTAATTGATCATCAACAACAACTGAGCCAGTTCCTGGTGCTTGAAGAACTAAACTGCCTTGACTGTTAGTTGTTTCAATTGTGTTATTAGATATTCTTATATCATGAAGTTCTGTTCTATTATTGTAGAATGTTACATTATTAATACTATCAACAGTTACTTTTATATCACTTTCTAAGCCTGTATTTTGATCATCAGCACAAAGTACCATTGTTGGGTTAATGTCGCCATCTTGAATTTTTGAAAGTTTATGTGTTGCTAATTCAGTTGCTACGTGGTCAGTAACATATTTTTTATTAGTAAGAGCATCATCACCATGAGCTTCAACTTGTACTTCATAATTGTTAGTACCACTAACGCTAACTACACCAGTACCAGCATTAATTAAAAATAGGTCACCGCCGCCTGTTGAAATACTTCTACATTCTAATCCAATGTTTGCATTACTTTCATCTTTAAAGACAAAAGCCCCTGACTTTGTTGTATTACTTACTGGATCATTCCAAACAATAGATTCATTAAAAAGAAATTGTACGTCAGCTAAACTACCGCGTTCAATTCTAATTCCTGATTCACCTAATGTAACGCCTGTACCAGCCTCTCCTGCATTAAGAACAATAATATTATCATTAATATTTAGATCAGTTGAGTTAACAGTTAGTGTTGTTCCATTAACAACAAGGTCTCCTGTTACTTGAACTTGTCCAACTGTATTACCAGTGTCTAAAGTAATAGTTCCTGCATTGGCTGTTTTAATTGAATAATCGCCGCTTGTGTTAACGTGTTTTGCCATAATTATTGCCCGTCGACAGTTACAGTATTTGCAGTTGCGTCATCTTCGCCGCCTGCATCACTTCCGCCGATAACCATTTGTCCGCGTGTATCACCTTCGTATTGTACACCTCGATTATATATTTTTGTAACTTGAACAACTGTTGAATCATCTAAGACTCCATCAATTGACATTTCGCCAGCTACTAATGTTCCTGCCGCTTTATTAACTAAAGTTAATACTTCAGTAGAAGATCCGTCAGTAACTTTAAATTTATTGCCTGAACGTTGAGATAAAATCCAACACTTTGTTGAAAGTTCAGAGCCGCCAGTGAAAAAATGGCGTGTGACCTGGAGTTTTCCATTACCTTCTCCAAAATATCTATCGTTTACTGGCCTTCCCATTTCATTCTCCTGCTTGTTACAAGTATTTATCAGAAAAAGAGAAAGCCCGAACAAGTCCGGGCTTCCAATTCTAGTTAATTCAATCCTAAAAACTAGTGATTATGCATCGTCAGTGAAATCATCATCGTCGGTGTTAGCAACATCGTCGTCGCCTGCTTCTTCAACTCTAACTGTGCCTGAAGATGCGGCCGCTCCCATTTGCCATCCTTGAGTAAGTCCGTCTAATGCGTTAGTTCCTGTAGCACTTGGTGCCACGAGTGTAACTTTACGGCCAGCAATTTTGCTAACTCCGTAAACTTCTGCATCGCTTCCTAATACTGAAATTGACATTTCGCCAGCCGCTAAAGCCGCCGGTAATACGCCAGTTTTCAAGTAACAAGTGAACTCAGTATCCGCGGCACCTGTTTCAGCAACTACGAATCTTTTAGATCCTTTTTGTCTGACAATAGTACCTTCTTTTACTGCTGTTCCGTTATGAAAATTTACTTTGATTTCGTCGGCACCTGCAGTTGCGCCTGTTACCGCGTCTGTAAAGTACCTTTTATTAAGTGGTCTTCCCATTTGTTTTCTCCTGTTAAACGTTCTAGGTTTACGGGGTTGTGTCCCCATAAGTCCCTTTTCGTATAAGGGCTCAGTCCTATGCTATTATTTATCAAGAGAAAGCCCAGAACAGCGTTTAATAGCCATTCTGGGCTCGACTCATTAAATTTATAGTGGAAATGGTAGGACTTGGTTACACCTACAATCCCGCCTCACAGATACCTATCTATTGTTGCGGAAAACCTATACCCGACTGGTAAGTCGATTTGGATAAGCGCCTTTCAGCTACCCACCCTGGGTACCACCCCTGTACAGTCAAGTTCACCCCTCTGGTAAGAAGTTCTTCCTTGCACACTTCCTACTTAAACAGAGCTACCGTCTAAGTATTATATGTATAATAACATCTTATAGTTAAAAGTCAACGATTTTTTTTATTTTTTTGTGGATAAGTTTATCCAAAATAGAAAAGAAAGGGCGATCCTAAGACCGCCCTCGCTTAATTACTAATAATCTATCCAATTATTATTGGAAAGAAACAGTATTTGCAATGGTCACTGTTCCCAAATAGTCAGCCGCATTACCTAGTGAAGACGCTGTGTTGTTTAACTCAACGTATCCGTATCTAGTCATGAAACTTACTACTGGTTCAAACGTACCTGGATCCAATACAACTCCGCTTGACATTAACGGAATGTAAGGACAGTAAAACGCCGCCGCATCAGATTCTGATCCGCCTTTGTATCCTATCAATACAGCCGTTCCGTCGTTTGCATATGAATCAACATATACTTTCATTGCACTATTAAGTGTACCAACAAATTTTGTATTTGTTGGAGCTTCGAAAGTACCTTCAGTTGTTCTTGCGAACGCTGAAGTTGTTGCTGATTGCAAAATAGTAAGGGCTTCGGATGAAACCACTGCCCAGTTACCTGCACCACGACGTGTGCGTTGAGCGATAGTGTTTGCAACGCGGTTAACGAGAACGGCCAAAGCCGCGTGTTCGTCACCTACGAATGTTGCAGTACCGCTAACATTTGCTTGGTTGTATGCACCCTGGTTCTGTGTACCAGCCAAAGCACGTAAAGATGCAAGAACTTCTTGATCGATTTCAGCAGTTATTTCTTGGGCTAATGCCGCCATAATTTCTGCTTCGATGTCGATGCCTTGCTGTGCTTGTGCATCTTGCGCCGATTCAAAAGTCCAGCGAGCTGATAGCTTTCTAGTTTTTGCTTCGACAGTTTGCTTTAAGATTTGGATGCTTAGGCGTTTGCCCGCTACACCTTCAAGGCCAGCTGTTGCTTCGCCTCCTGGTGTTGCGTCTGTGGCATTACCTGAATAAGCCGCCGCAATCTTAAATGGTGATAATGCTTCTTCACCAACTTCGTTACCTGAGGTAGCTGAGCTATCTGCGTAACGAACTCTTAATGTGTGGATTTGACCCACGGGTCCAGTCATCGGCTGTACACCAACTAATTCGTTGGCGATAACAGTCGGCATAACTCGACGTATTACTGGTAGGATAACTCTATTTAGAGTTGCAACATTACCTGCTGATGTTGATCCAGCGGTAGCAGTCTCATTCAACCACTTGCGTGTGTTTTCAAGAGTACTTGCCATCACTGCTTTCTTATTGCCATTTAGGCCTTCACAAAGAGCGGTTTTGGTATCCTGCCAGCGATTTTCTAGTAGTTCTGACATTGTTTTCTCCTTAATTCAATCCTGCAAGTCTTCGAATGTCAACAATATTACTTGTTGCTTCCGAGCTTACACTACTAACGTTAGATTCTTCTTTATTGCCTGTAATTGATTTTGCCTCAGCTTCTGTTAATGTCGCCTTCTTCTTTTCTGGAGTTTTCCCGTCGATAACCGCCGGCATATACTTGTCAAATTGCTTTTGCAATTTAGCTGTTTGTACACTTTCCAGTAAGTCTTTCATAATTTCACGCTGATCTTTGCTCAAAGGAGCAGTAAGTTCAGACATGATATCTTGTCTCTTAGCCGCATCAGAAATTTTATTAATTTCTGCATTTTTCTCTGCGATTGTTTTAGTCTTCTCGTCTACCTCTGCTTTAACTTCTTTAATTTGTCCATCTTTCATGTTAACAACTTGCATAAGTTTAGCAGTTTCTGATTTCTCGTTTAGGTAGCTGTTCGAATATTCATTTGCAAACGTTTCGAAAATTTTACGACCAAAATCATTTCTACGTGCAGAATCAATATCTTCTTTAAGTTGTCCAATTTCTTTTGTAAGTCCTTTTCCAACTACATCTGATACTAATTTAGCACTCTTTTCAACGAAAGTTGATTTAACTTTGTTGAGATGTTTTTTAGCTTCACGTACAAGTTTTACCTTAGTTTCAGCTAAATCTTTTTTATCTTCGTGGAACTCTGCAATTTCTTTGCTCAAAGCTTCTACAACAAATTCCTCAAGTTTGCCAAATTTACTTGACATAACTTTTTGGTCGTCGTGTAATTCAGAAACTTCTTTCTTCAATGACTGCATAACAAACTCTTTTAGCAAGTTTGCGTTTTCACGCATAGCAATAACATATTTTGCTCTTGCTTCTGCTAACTGTTTGCGGTCGTCAGTGAATTCGGAAATTTCTTCCGCTAATTTTTCGCTCACCATATTATCGATTGCTTCAACCATCTGTGCTTTATCGTGTTCATATTTTGATGCGAACTCTTCGCGAAGTTCAGCAGTAACTTGAAGACGAGTTTCCTCAATCTTCTTGTCCCATGCTTCTTGAATTTCAGCTCTGATCTCTTCAGAAATTACATTGTTTTCAAAGAGTGATTTCAGTGCGTCCAACATTATATTCTCCTTATTACTGGAGCCCTTTGATGATATTCACCAAAGAATTCTTTAAATATCCTTGCGCCTTCGCGTTGCCTTCTAGCTCACGTGCCAAGTTCATAGCCTTATACCCCCCACGAGTATTGAGTAACTGCTCGTATATAGGGGTTGGGTATGCCCCTGGAGCACTGGGTTGAGCGACTACATCCACCGTAATGATTTCGTAATCGCTTACTTGTCCGGATCCGTCTTCTGTGACGTTTCCGCTACCACGTGATGAGACGCCTAATTTAACTCCGCTTTCAAGCATTGTTGAAATTAATTGTCCCATCGGCGTAGGTAATATCTTAAGTTTCCCGTAACCGTTTGGGCCATCCATCCACATTTCTGTGATCATATGGCTTACACGATCTAAGTTTATGTTGAGTCCTTCTGGATGATCAACTTCGCCCAGAACAGAATATCCACCAGTAATTTGGTCATTGAGTGTATTGACAGCTCTACCTATCTCGGTAACAGGGTAAACACGCATATTGGCATTTTTAACCCCACCTTGGATACAAATTCCTTTTAAATAAAGGTCTTTGCCTCCCTTGTCGTTCTCGGTAGACTCGATGACCATTTTAGCTTGGTCGAATGTTAAGTTCTCTCTTAAGTTAAGCAACACTTTTTTCCTCAACAAAATTAGGAGCCTATCACTGAATTAGTGTTAGCTCCGCCTTCTTCGCCTTTTCCCTTTTTCTCGGTACCGTGGCCTTTAGAGTCAGTTTTTAATGACTTGCTTGCCTTTCCACCTGGAACGTTTACGTTACCAGCTGAATCTTCTTTAGTGTCGTTACCAGTTAGTCCAGTATTTGAACCACCACCTTCGCCACCTTTGGCAATATTAGCGGTTGTGCCGCCCATGTCATTTTTACCAGCTACTGTAGATTTTGTATTAGTACCACCGTCTTCACCACCGCCTTTTGTTTCAGCGCCGTGTCCACTAGATACTTTTGTTACATACTCTCGCATTAGCTCTGTATTTGTTTTAGGATCAGTAGCTTTAGCTTTCGCTTCTGCTTCTTTACCTTCAAATGCAGGTTTTTCCTCTGCCTCTAGATCGGATGGAAATCCACCCTCTGCATCATCATCACCATCGTCGTCACCATTGTCGTCGTCAGCATCGACATCGTCGTCGCCATCGTCGTCACCAGCATCGTCGCCGCCGTCTTTGTCACCCATCATGGCGTCAAATTCAGCTTTAAGGTCATCAAGTGCATCTTCTAGGTCAACAACTCGGTCTTCAAGATCTTCATCATCTCCATTACCTTCGTCGCCGCCTTCCTCATCATCACCGCCTTCAATGTCGCCGATCATAGCATCTGCTGGATCACCGCCCATATCGTCGGGTGCTTCTGTAGGAACTTCTTCTACTGGCGTGATGTCAACAAGTTCTTCTTTAACTTCTTTTTCATCTTCGTCAGCTTTTTCGTCAGCTTTTTCGTCAACTTCTTTGTCGCCTTCATCAGCTTTTTCGTCTGATTTTTCGTCGACCTTTTCGTCTTCGTCAGCTTTCTTGTTTTCTTTTTCATCAACTTCAGAATCTTTTTTCCCTTCGCCTACTTCAACTTCGGGCATATCATCATCTAAAAGTTTTTCGTAAATGTCTCTGGATTTATCAACAACTATTTCGTGAAACAGTTCTTCCGCACCAGCACGGTCCTCTGAGATGAGCTTTTCTAACATTTGCTCAAATTTATTTTTGTCTGCCATTTTAAATCTCCTGTTTGTTTAGATATGGTAAGGCTGTCGTATAATATTTATGGTTTTTCAGGAAAAGTACGTGGTTATCGGCTCATAATGAGCCGTTTTACATTAAGATTATAGGATCTTGAATAAGTCCTTAAAATCTTGAACGGTCATGTGATGTAGGTTGCCCCACACCTTTAAATTGTCTGGTAGGAAAGCTTCTCGTTCCATTGTTACTCGTATATATCTCTTATGTGAATTTTTTTGGATTACTATACCTGTTTGTCTAGCCCAGTTTCCGTGGTATGTAGCTTGAGCAGAAGATTTTTTATAATTCTCTGTATCTGCATATATGTTATTAACTTTATTATTAGTACCTTCGTAATCAAACCCTAAGATATAGATCTCTTGATTATTATGCTTTTCTTCACTAGCTAAATTTAATGCAGTAGGACCTGTACTCCAACCTAAACTAGGATCAAAGTAATTAAACTTATTAAAGGTTTTATATGCTTTATTAGGGTTAGTCCATACTTCGTGTGTAAGTTGCCATCCAGTACGATTAATTTCAGTAACCATTTTACTATCAACAGCTACTAGATAGTCGGGTTCAAACTCTCTGTATAGGGCATTACAGCCGTATATCTTACCGTGGGGGGCGTTTTTTCTTAATTGATGTAAGTCTATTGATAATCTACTTGTTCCGTTACCTACAACGAAAGCCGTAGTTGCACGGGCCATTGTTAGACAGCCGCCGCATCAGCATTAGCCTGCAATCCGTACATTTGACGTACGAAGTGTAGCTCTTTTTCCTGCTCCTCTTGGTGAAGTTCTGCCGCTTTGCGTGTCTTATTAATTTGGCGTAAGGTTAGTCGAGTCTTACGAAGGTCGTCTCGTTGGACAATAGATTCATCATCAATCGGATCATATTCACTATTATCAACCGGTTCAAGTGTTTCTTTATCGAAGTAAAATATTTCTCTTAACTTTGCCATATTATTATTTATGCGCCTGCCGGTGGAGCACCGCCTGGAGCACCTCCGCCTGCGCCTCCTCCTGTTGCTGTATCTGGTGGTGGAGCCGCACCGCCATCTACTGGTGCCGCCTCTTCGCCTTCAGGTGCTTCAGCTTCCATACCGCCCATGTCAGCACCTATACCTGCACCACTAATTCCTGCACCTCGCATTTCGCCTGCGGCGTCAGTAGGTGGTGCTGTTAAGTTTTCGTCGTTCTCTTCTTTCCATAAGCGTTCATTTTCAGCAAGTTCCTCGTCAGTTAAGCCTAAGAATCTTCCCATAGCAAATCTATTTGAAATGTAAGGAACAGCCGCCATTTGTGTATATGTTCCAATACGAGCATTATCAAGTTCACTTTGTCTATAACTTGCAAAGTTTTGTGGCGGTTGCATTTTAATATCAAACATCGCTGTATCAATATTAACACCTTTTTCTAATAGATAGCGTTTGAACTCTTGATTAAATTCTTCTGTAATTAAACTTTGTAATCTTTCACAGTAATTGTTAAAACGTAATTCTTGAATATATGCTGTACCAACTCTACCGTCTTGGTAGTTGCTTTGTCCATCATCAGGACCTGTTGGTAAGTATGAACTTGGAATACGTAAACCACGTACAAGTTTGTTAGTAAAATATTTTAAGTCATCTATCTCACCCAAATTGGTGCCACCCGGTAGTGTCTCAACTTTAGACCCTCTACCTTCTGCTGTTTGAGGGAAGAAATAATCTTCATTAATAGATAATGGATTATATGCACTATCAATAACGTTCTGACCGCCTCCCGTCTGACTTGGAATTCTTCTTTGGTGGATGTCAGTCTTAACACGTTCAACAAATTGCATAGCCAAGTGGCTCGGCATATTGCCCACGTCAACGTAGAATACTCTACGTTCCGGAGCTCTTTGTACTCTATAAATTATAATTGCGTCTTCTAGTAATTCTTTTTGTTTGTAAACTTTAAAAATACTTTCTAGTAATGAATTACCAAAAGGATAATTTAGGTCTAGTCCTTCTGATAAACTAAGGTGTACAACGTTTTCGGCATCAATGGCAGTTTCTTTATGTTCTTTCATAAATCTGCCGCCACTCATTGCTGTGGCATTAGATGCTCCAACGTATCCTCGCACTCCGCCTTGTAAGTAACCACCGCCACCTCCAGTAACATTACCTGTTGTTTGGTGTGGAGTTGTAGCTACCATGTCTCTAAAGTTTAAGTTTACATCTCTAATAATATATTGTTCAGGTTTTTTACCTTCTGATTCGTTTACAATTATGCGTGATACTTTTGCTGGGTCAACCCAAAACCATTTTTTAGTTTCAGGGTCTCTAATAAAAAATGCATCACCGTATTTGAAAATATTACGTACAATTCTAAACATACGTGTATCAAATTTTTCTAGTTTACTCCATTGTAGTAAGTATTGTTGGAGTACTGTAATTTCTGAATTGGTTGCTTTTTGTTTAAAGTCCATTATAAATGGAGTTTGATTTTGTTTATTTTTTTGTGTGCAAAATTCTGCTAGGATATCTAATGCGGCATTTACTTCTGAGTCCATATCCATAGTATTATATTGTCCATATCGTTCAACACGATTTGGAGAACCAACATATACATCTGGTAAGTAAGAACTATAATTTGCTTGTGCAGGTCCCAAGCCTTGATTTGCGGCTCCGCCTAAAGGACTATAATTTCCTTCACCTGTTTGTTTAGTTGCTACTGGTGTAAAATAACGTTTCCAGCTCATTGTTTATCCTATTGTTCCTGCATCATTAACTGATGCTACAATCTTTTTACCTATCTCATTACTAGTTCGTTGTTCATCAACTAATTGTTTTATTACAGTATTTAACTCATTAAGGGCTTCTATAGTGCCTTTTCCGGAGTTACTTACAGCCATATTAAAACTGGATTGCATATCGCCGCTCATTTTATCATATTGTTTTCGATAATCCTTCATTACATCAACTAGGTCTTCGATAGCCTTTACTTGTTTTTTAAGGTCGGTTTCGGCGCTTATTGCCGCAATGAATTCTGCTATTCCACTTAACCCTGAACCCAAACTAGCTAATTTGGTTCCGTCAATGCCTTCGAAATGCTTAATACCTTGGGCCATTTTTTCAAAGTCATTTGAACTGCCGCCAAATAAACTACCAACCCATTTACTAAATCCTTGCCAAGCACCTTCACCAGTAAATTTACTTGTACCTTCATATAGTGCCGCAATTCCTGGACCAACTTGAGCAAGTTTACTAGCATTAACATCTTCAAAGGCTTTAAGGGAACCTGCTAATTTTTCTAATGTGCCTTCGCCCATTAATTTAGCAATAACACCACCTACAGCAAATTTCGCCAATGCGCCTGCCATAGATCCCATTATTCCAGAAATTTCTTTTAAGTTAGCAACATCTTTAATTTCGCTCATGTTTTTTAATGCATCAGCAACTTTTTGGACGCCTTCACCTGCGAGATCAATTCCTTTACCTGCCAAGGCAATTGCCGCGCCAGTACCAACAAATATTCCTACAAGAACCGCCGCTCCAAGCGCCGTTGGACCTGTTCCGAACAGTTTTAATAACAATGAAAATGCAAGAACTGCCGCGTAAGCTAGGCCACCTACAGCTAAAGTTGTTCCTGCTATAGCTCCTAAAAGACCAATGTTATCAATTAATGTTGCAAACCAACCTCCGCCACCAGCTTCATCTTTTTCAATTTTTTTCTTTGTTGCCGCAATTTCTTTTTCAACATCTGCTAGTGCTACTTTTGTTCCATCTGCGTATGTTACAAAATTATTACCTGCCGCTTTAGCTTCGGCTACTAATGTTTGAAGTTCTTTAACTTTGGCTTTTGATTCTTCTACTTCTGCATTTTCTTCTTTACCAAAGATCATATTTTTAATCCAATCAGGCACTAATCCTTTTAGATTTTCAAGAGGTACTTTAACGTAGGTTTCCCATAGTGCGGCATAGTCTAAATTTGACATTGTTTCCAAGAAGCCAGATATACCATCGGTAACTGATTTAACAATTTCTTCAATTTTCTTCATGCCTGCGTCACTGCCAAACCAATCAACTACTGTACCAATCGCCGCTACAACTTTATCAAAAACCTTTGATTCAATTAATTGTTTCATAATAGTGTTACGTAAATCAACAATAACTTGTTGGAAGTTCATTACTTGTTTTGCTGGGTCTTTCATTGCTTCCGCTTGTGCCTTTTGAGCTTCAGTTAATTTACCACCAACCTCTCCAACCTTTGCAAAGGCAAAAATAGCATCATAAATAGGATTCCCTAAAGCCGCCGCGGCACTCATCATATCGCCTTCAGTTTTCATTCTTTCAATGGCCATTGCTTTAGTACGTTTAATTTCGTCTGCAAAGTCCGCCTGGTCTACAGTTCCATCTTTTAATCCTTTAGCCATTTCACCTAATTTAGGATTCAATAGCATCATTGATTTACCCATATCACTAATCGGTACACCACCTGTAGCAACCATTTCTTTCATAGCATCGCCCATCTCAGGACTTAAACCTTCGACTTGAGCTAGTGCGGCTTGAAGTTGTGCTTTAGTACCTTCATCCATGTTATGTAAAATTGCTGTTAAACGTTTATCATCAGCTTGTTTTTTTAAAGCCGCCGCCGCTTCTTTTCTTGACAGACCAGTAATTTTTGTTAACTGGTCTAATTGTAATAGGTAATCTTGAGCACCTTTAATATTTTTTCTTTCTTGTCGTGCAGAAAATAAACCTTGTGATCTTTGTAATTCAATATATTCAGCAGTAAATTCTGCTTGTTCATCAACAGTATAACCTAAAGCGGCAAACTGTTTGTCCATAGTTTTTACACCTTTCATTAAAGAACTAAATTGTAACATACCTGTAGTTGCACCACCAAATGATGCTGAAAGGTTTTGTGATTGGTCGCCCATTAAAGCAGTGAATGACTCTAAACTCATTCTTGCCTCTGCCGCGGCCAATTGTGCACCAAATAAACCTTCACCTAAGTCACCACCAACTTGGTTTAGTTGTCTAGTAGAATCAATGTTTTTGTCAATAGTGCTTATAAGTGCTTGTATAGGAGGACCAAGCATTCCAACAACAGGAATTTCTCCTATTAATCCTGTAATTCTTGATGAATAATTAGCTAGGTTAGTTTGGCCTTCTAATAAACCTCCAATTGTACCACCAATCGCACTAGTAACACCACCGAACCCTCCTTTAGCGGCATTCCAGAATTTTTTTAAAGCGCCGGTACTTTTTTCTGTAACTTTTGTATGGTCTTTTGTTGCATCGGTGTCTGCGCCTACTTGTTCTGAGTGTTCTTTTTGCTTTTTAGATAGCTTTTTGAGCTCGGCCGCACCCTTCTTTTGGGCGTCATTGTATAATGATTGGGCTCCGCCACCGCCCTTACCACCCATTTTAGCTAATAGCTTCTCAAGAGTAGCTTCTGAGGCCGCATCACTATAGGAGACATCGCCTTCGTGACGTATTGTTACTTGAGGCATTGTTTAATGTTCCTGTGTTTAGCTACCATAATTAAAACCCACTTTAATTGTTCATCATAAATATTTACATGAACTATAATATATTTATCCGGAGAAAAACATGGCTGAACAATTAACAATGCCGGGAAGCATTCCTTTAGGACCGCAGACGATAAAACCGCCTTCTCCTGATGGAAAACAACCTACAATGGGTACGCCTAATCCATTGGAAAAATACTTTAGGCAACCTAAGGTTTATATAAAATTACCTAGTAAAGGTAACTGGTATCCTGATGGGGCAATAGATATGTCCGAGAATGATGAATTACCAGTCTTTGCTATGACGGCGAGAGATGAACTTGTATTTAAAACACCTGATGCATTATTAAATGGTCAGGCAACTGTAGATGTTATTCAAAGTTGTGTACCAGCTATTAAAGATGCTTGGGGAATGCCAACTATTGATTTAGATACAGTTTTAGTTGGTATTAGAATAGCAACTTACGGTGAAAAGTTAACATTAAATACGAAAGTACCTAATACTAAACCACCAATAGAAAAAGACTTTGAATTAGATTTAAGAATGGTACTTGATAAGTTTGGATCTGCTAACTTTCATAATGTAATTAATAATGAAGGAATGAAAATTACTATACGTCCACAAACGTATAGAGAGTTTACAAGAACTGCAATTAAAACATTTGAAGAGCAAAGACTATTTCAAACAGTTAATGATGCAGGAATGGATGACGAAACAAAACTTGTAAAGTTTAATGAGTCTTTTGTAAAATTAACTGGTATCACTATTGATGTTGTAACACACTCAATTATGCAAATTCAAGTTGATGATCAAATTGTTGTAGACCCTAACCATATTGCTGAATTTATTGCAAAAGCTGATAAACAGTTTTATAAAGCAATTGTAGACCATGTTGAAAAACAAAGAGAGCAGTTTAATATGGAACCTGTTAAGGTACAAGCAACTGACGAAGAATTAAAAGCAGGTGCTCCAGCAAATTATGAAATTCCTGTATCGTTTGATCATTCAAATTTTTTCGCATAAGGATTTCAACACTACCTCTTGGTGAAATCCTAAAAGAAGTTGAAGACTTAGATAACGAGGTTAAAAACTTTAAATATGACCTTGCCCAACTTTGTTGGTATATGCGTGGAGGGGTAACTCTTGATGAAATGTATTGTACATCTTACGAAGATAGAGAAGGGTTTCAAAAAGTAGTTAAAAGTAATATGGAAACTACTAAAAAGACGGGTCATCCGTTCTTTTAAGTCATCATGTCTGCTGTTTGTTCAGATGTTAATTCTTGTTTAACTACTTCACCAACACCTGCCTTTTTAATTTCCTTTGCCAAGTTTGGTATAAATTCTGCATCAAGCGTTCCGGCTCTGATCTGAGCTAATGTAGGTTCTGTTCCGCCACCGCCACTAACACCTGTTTCTAGTTCTGCTTTAACAACATCACCAACACCTGCTGTAGTAATTGCGTTTGCTAAATCACTTACAGTTGTATCTGTAGGTGTTTCAGCACCAGTACCAGCTGTAGTATCTGTAGAGTCCTTATCCAAAGTGGAAAAGGTTCTTGATCCTTTTTCTGGATCAGCACTAGCTGTAGTATCTGCTGGTGCATCTGTTGTAGTATCTGCTGGTGCATCTGTTGTAGTATCTGCTGGTGCATCTGTTGGTGCTTCTGGTTCTGCACCTGTAGTGTCTGCACCTGCTTCTGGTTCTGCACCTGCTTCTGGTTCTGCACCTGCTTCTGGTTCTGTACCTGCTTCTGGTTCAGCTTCTGGTTCAGCTTCTGGTCCTAGTTCTGCATCAGTACCTTGTTCTGCTTCTGCTTCATCATCAGCATCATATTCACGTCCTGGAACATTTGTATCATCTGCTGGTTCTTGATCAGTAGCATCTCCGCCACCATCTGATGGAACTGTTTCGTCATCAGTAGGTATTGCCACTTGTGCATCTAATTCTTTTTCTATTTCAGGTGTTGCTTTTTTTCCGCCGCTAACCCATTCTCCACCTGACTGAGTATATTCTTTACCATCAGACCCATCTGCTGTAGTTCCATTTTCAATTTTATTATCTGTTCCTTGATTAGGTTTGACACCTTCTGGATCTTTTTCAGTTCCTGTTTCAGCACCAGCATCTGCTTCTGGTTCTGGTTCTGCACTAACTGGTAATTCAACACTAGCACCAGTACTAATTGCTGTTATATCATCGTTGCTTAATCCTGCACTAGATAATATATTAACAATAGATCCTGCGTCTGTCGGTTCTCCAGCTTTTTGCCAATCCTTGTTAAGTTTGTTAGCAGTAACTTTATTTCCTACATCTTTCATGCCTTGTTTAGCACCTGCTACTGCCTTACCTGCTACACCTTTAGCCCATTTACCTGCCGCACCTAATCCTCTTTTTGCTTTTGCACCAAGTGTATTAGGATCGTCTAATCCTAAATCCATCTGTGCGCCTTTTTGTTGGCTAGGATCTGCATACTTAGGATCGTCCATCCATGCGTTATCAGGACCAACTTCTGCTAATCTATTGTGTAGGTCTCGTTTATATGCTTCTGCTTGGTCTTCCAAAGGAAGTTCATAGTTCTCACCTTTCTTAGGTTGTCCAGCCTTAACTGCTTCTTTATTAAAATCGTTTGCTTGTTGTGTTGCACCTTGAATTACTGCGGCCGCCCCTGGTATCTTTTCTGTGGCACTATCAACGAATGCTTCTAAATTATCTGTTTCTAAACCTAGTTCTACTAATTGTTCATGAGTTATGTCAGTTGCTTTTGCGTGTTCTAATGCGGCTATTGCCTCTCTCATTGTACTTTGATCTGGACTTGCTTGAACAGATGCTAAGAAGTCATGTAATTCGGCAGTTGATTTAAGTGCTTCAGGTGAAAATGAACCACTTTGATTTGCCGCTTGATGAACTGCATTTGATAATGCTTCATAATTTCCTTGTTGATCACCAGTGAGTATAACATTAAAATTGTAATTGTAAGCATTAATATTTCCTGATATATTCAGTTGATTATAACCGTCTGATAGTTGAGGTAGTACATCACTATATTCAGCTGATACATCTGCTACAGCATCAGTTACAGCCGCATTTTTTAAAGACTCAGCTGTTGAATTAATTGCATCATAACCATCTGCTTCAATATTATCAACAACCGCATCGCCGATTGCATCAAACGCCATACCTGCAAGAGCACCAATTGCCGCTGTTTTAACTGCTTTACCTGCCGCTGTTGAAAGTTTTTCACCTTGTAATAAATCTTTACTTGAACGTAATAAGAAACCTACTGCCGCACCACCGCCTGGACCACTAGCAAATGCCGCCGCGGCTGTTAATATAGCTACTGCTAAACTTGCCTTGCCGGGATTTTCTTTTGCCCAGTCACTAACTGCTTTAACACCTTGAACAATTTTTCCATCGCTAGATCCAATTTTCTTTTTTAATTCTTCAAACTTTTTATCTAAATTTTGAACAGGACCAGTCTTTTGTGCCATCTTACCAAGCTCGTTAATTTTATCGTTAACGGCTTTCATAACTTTACCAGGAACTTTTAAGGCATCACCTGCTTTTCCCATAGCAGTTTTATTTTGACCTGAATCCATTGCATGAGTTTCAGCGCCTTTAAATATTGATTGGATTTGATCGCTAGTAAGTTCTGCTTCAAACACTTTTGTAAGCTGTTCCATTAATGGCCATAGCTCACGTTCAGCCTTGCCCATAAAGATACGTTGGCTTTCTGAAAGTGTATCCCATCCTTCAGTTAATATGTGTTGGGTTTTTAGATTGTAAGCAACAACTTCTTGCAGTTTCATTTGCTTATCCTATAGCAACTTAATTAGTTCTTGTTTTTGTGCCGGCTTTAAAGCATCAATCTTTTGTTTTAAATTTTTTGGAATTGTTCCACCGCCTGCGCCTGCTGGTTGTGGTTCTTGTTCTGCTCCAGGACTTGTACCCCATTCTTCTCCGGGTGGTTTCTTCGCCGCAGGTGCTTTACCTACTGCCGCTTGTCCGGCTTTTCCTTTAAAAGAATCTTGTGCCGCACCTTGTAATACTTTGTCAATCTCACCTTTTCCTAAAGTGCTACCATCAGGAATAGCATTTAATCTACCTGTTGGCATTTTTTGTGTAGCCATAAAATCTGCTACTTGATCCTTTGTAGGTACTTTAGCATCAGTGCCAGTTTGACCAGCATAGGTTTTCCAAGCTGTATATAGTTCTTTTCCTCTTGCGTCAGCATCTAAACCGCCTTGTACTTGCCCTTGAATACCTTTGGCTCCAACAGCACCAGCAATTTTTGCCCCAGCTTTTTTAACCATTCGTGTTAATGGATTGGCACCAGGTACTTCATCTAGCTGTTTTTCGCCGATAATCTGATGTACTTTCATAATATACTCCCTGTTCAATTATATTTAGCTATAATTCGCAGACATTGGTCATTAAATACTCTTATGCCTCGAACTGTATATAGGGTTATAGAGAAGGTTACTCAGAAACAAGAGTTAATGGATTGTTCTTCAGAATCTGAAGCGTTTGAAGTAATGGGACAATTGGTTGAAGCTAATCCTGAGTCACAATATACTATAGAAGAAGTCGTAGTATACGATAAAGAAGCATTTCGTTACGGAAGAGATCCGGAACTGCATTAAGATCAACTACGTTGATCTGTGTTCTCGCTATCGCTCTAACACATTATTCTCTCAACTGTTTAATTAAGTGCGTAGCACTTTTGCATCATGTAGATAGTTGAGCCATACTTCGCCCGTACTCGGACGAAGCATTTAATAGCCATCATGTGAGATGAGCGTACCATCTTAATAAAGAAGATTGCATAATGCACGGAGGCGGTAACCCGACAACCTCCTACTTCAGCCTTCGTAATAGTTACGGACGGTATGAATTCCTATTAAGCGGAATTTTCTACCGTGCTGGTTGCTTTTTACTCAGAGCCAGCATCTTTTAGACCTAAAGTTAGTCTATTCCTTGCAACGCACCAGAGTCTAAGTGTCATAACGTACACCTTCAAGGTGAGTCGAGCTATCCCGACCAAACAATGTTGCTATATTTGACTATTTGCCTTTAAGAGCTTCTCTAAGGACCTTTGATCCGCCTACTCGTACGTTTATAATGCCGTTGTAGTATTCGTCAGTCTCTAGAACTCTGCGTTCAAACTGTTCTCTCGCTTCTAGATAACTTGTTACGCCTTTACTTGGACAGTAATGTAGTATTTCTCGTGTGAATTTGTTTTTGCCTAACTTATTAACATCTTCTAACAACCAGTCACTGGATCCCCAATAATCTCTCCAGTCACTTTCTACTGTACTTCTTCTTTTGTTTATCCTACCCTTGAGTGGTGGTCTAGTCTTTCTGAATCTAGCTAGTTTTTTACCGACGTATTTGCGTTTGTTGGTTGTATTTGTAATAAGGTATACAAAGCCAACACAATCCTTTGGTAGTTCTTTAATGATTTTTCCTAGGTAAGTCCACTCCATAATGGTACTTAACTAGTATTATAATTCAGCCTTCCGTTTCTGGTGAAACTCAGTGTGAGCGTCCATTACTTCTACTCTACGTTTAGAACATAAGCGTCTTATTTCGCTTAACCATCGTCTAGCATCACGTTTTGTACTTTCGCTCTTACGTTTTTCAAAGTTTTCATTAGCTTTATAGTATTCTAAGTATGCTTTTGTTAGTAAGTCGTGTGTATC